AATAAAAAAAATACCCCTACTAGAATCCAATTAAGGAAACTAGTAGGGGCTTTTTTATTTAAGCATACCGTTCTTAGCCAGTAGCTCTCTGATATCACGCTCAGCATCTTTCTTTATTTGTTCAGCTTCTTTAGGTTCCATACCTCGTTGAACTGCTTTATCATAGTTATACTGTAGCATGTCTTCGTTAATCTTATTTGAGTATGCAGAGTCTGGTGATAAACCAAACTGTTCTACATATTCCATGTCATCTACTGGTGCTCCACGCAGAGCCAAGTAGTTATACGATTTCTTATCGCTCATTGTTATCTCCTTAGGCAAAGAAGTAATCAGACTCATAGATCTGTGTTACATCTAGATCACCTAGTTGTGGTTGCTCAACGTCAAGGTTAGTAGCATCAGTGATGATGTTGTCTTGAATTAAGTCATAGTAATTTCTTTTATCGTACATATCGATAAATGTTTTCTTTGTCTTTGTTAGTAACTCTTCGACATCACATGCATGAGTACTAAAGGAATCATGCACTGCTCCGAAGTCACCATTCCAGTCCTCAATAACCAATGCCATGTGGCTTGCATCTTGACTGTGAATGTAGTTAGGGCTGACACCGCACATAAATCCGCGAATATCTGGGGTCTTCGTAGGTACTCTTGCCACATGGTTTACTCCTTTGTGTCCCTTAGAGTCAGTCTTGTATCCACTTATGGTACCTCTACATTTACGTGTAGCTGTTGTAAAGTTTTCATAGGTTACTTTAAACCCTGAAGGTGTTACCCATGTAAGTTTATCTCTACCGTTACCATAGATGAGCTTACTCTTGAAAGATTTTAACTCGACAGTTAGATTGTTTAACTCTTCAATCTCTTCATCTGTTTTATCTTTCTTAGTATATAGTTCTTTCTGATCCTTGACTAGTTGCTTGTATTCAGGTCCAGCAACATCTCCATTGGGACAGAACTTTTTGTACTCACCGATCTCATACTGTGCAATCTTTTGTAAGAATGCCATAGTGTGTAAAGGACCTGGGCATACCATGTTGATTGCTTTGATTAGTAACTTAGATAACTTATCACAGTCATCTTGTGTTATACCATAAGTAAGATGGAAGTCTTCTGTCTTACAATCAAAGAACATATTTTCAGCAATCTTCCTAGCACCTGCAGAGTATGCTCTTGTCATACTCCCACGTTTAGATATACCTTTTCTGATGTGTTTCATTGGCATCTTATCTAAGATACCTTTAAGACGATCATCAGTGACAAGGTTATACAATTGCTTCGCAGTCTGAACATAGAAGTCATATTGTATATCTACTGGTACAAGGCCTACAAGCCTCCCTGTGTGGCTGTCTTTAGAAATAGCACCTAGATGCTGCCAACCATTGTTAGACCCGTCTACGGGCACTGGAAGGTGGCTTATGTAGATTCTATTATCTTTGACTGCCTTTTGATAGTCGTACCATTCAAAGCAGCAAGCAAGAAACGATACTGGTTTCTCTGCAATATCAGCAATGATAGATTCTCTACCCATTTCAATTAGGATATTCATGTTGTCATTAGTCCAGCGCACTCTATCCTCTAGTGTAAACTTATCTACACTGATAGACTCTAAGCCTTCTTCTTGTAGGTACTTTTGGTATTCACCTTCACACCACTCAGGTAGCTCATCAATGTTGTAGCTTTGATTAAAACTACTTGCTGTGTGCACAGCTAACCAGAAGAGACCATCTTCTGTCATAGGTTTACCCCTGGCAAAAGACATCATACCCCTGGCAAGATCAGATCCCTGGTAGTTTAAGAAAGACTCTGAGTAATAAAGCCTACCACGATAGTCGGCTTGCATGTATTGATAGAACACATCATGTTCATACAGAAGCTTGGCTTTCGTAGTGATGAAACCCCACTCAACATTCTTACTTCTACGTTTCATTTCTTTAGCATCGTTATCTTCGATGGGTACAGATGAAACAAAAGAATCTTTGTTGTCCATTAAAGCATCGTAGACACGTTGGTTAATACGCCAACCTGTCCTTTGTAGATTATCCACTGCTTTAATCCAAGGTTGCCCTATCATTGTACGGAACTCATCGTTGTCCTCTTCTGTCCAGTTCTTGATTAGGGGTTCACCATCTGGTTGTGTAACCTTTGTTATTCTTTCTGGTCTTTCTAGTACTGTGTGATTCAAAGAGATCCTTGATAGTGCTTCAGGGATATCTGCTAGATCAATCCATTTAGCTGTAGCTGATACAATATAACTAGTATCCCTTGTCTTGGGGTAGTACAAGTTAATATATCCACAGTTAAAGAAAGCTTCAATGAAAAGATCACCTAGTCTTACATGCATATTCCAGGGTAACCCAGGGGGTTCTCTTTTTATTACACGTGCTACACGTTGTCCTATTGCTGTGGATACAGCAGTTAACTGTGCAGTCCCTGCAGGACTATCGGAGGTATCGTAGGTGAATCTCATTTGTATTGTTTGAAATGCTACAGCAACTAGCCGTGGCATATCTTCTTTGTATTCTTTGTATAACCTCAAGAGTACACCACCTGAGTTAGCCTTAGGGTTATTTGGATTAACCCTTGAGACTTTATCTATCAGGTACTCTGAGATCTGATCGAATGGATTCATACAATCCTCTTTCTGTTTTAAGTTAGGCACCCCCAACTGATGGGGGCGATATCTTTTAGACAGTCACCAAACATCTTGGCTAACTCTTGGATCTCCACTTGTGCATGTGCATCTGTACGTTGAGCATAGATACGTGCAGCAGCAGCTAGGGATCCTGTTTCTACCCATTCAGTCATCATTGATTGGGGTAGAATCATACGTGCTTGCTCAGGGCATACACCCTGGGCTAACATCTTTTCATAACACACAATAGCGTTTTCATGGATATCCCTTAGGTATTTACTAGGGAAGTACTGGGACTCAGAAGCACCACTGGATCCTTGCTTAGCCCCATCTGTTGGTTTAGCTCTCCACGTGGTAGGTTCGTAGAACTCTGGTGTACTGTCAACATATCTTCGGGATACTTCATTACGTGTAATACCAACCATATGTTTGAACCATTGTCGAGCTACAAAGATAGGGGCTTTAATACGTACTTGATATTGTACTTGACTAAAGGGTGTCCAGTGTCCATGTTGTGCAAGGTACTGGATTAATCTTTTATCTCCATCAGTATACTCTGATCGTTGTTTATTAAAGGAGACTCTAGCAGCATTAACTACTGCTAGGTCACTCCCCATACTATCAATCAGTGTTACTTCAAATTGTGAAGTATTCATCAAATCCTCCTGAAGATACTAGTCTTGTTGTCTTATTGTTGTACGTAGAACTTCCGGCAGGTCCTGTAAGTCCGGTGAATCTAGACTTGAGTACTTTGAACTTGATTGTGTTTCGTTCTGACTCTGACTCTGCGACAAGGTTTCTTGAGAAGGCAATGATGTCGAACGAGATCTGCTTGATCGAACCACTGCCTTTGATATCATCGATAGATGCGATGTTCCCTTCTTCAAAACTCTTACCCCCTTGGGCTTTGCGTAGGTGTGAGATGAGACCCAACCATACATTGTGTTTCTTTACAACCTTCAATAGGTCAGACATTACTTTATCTACCGCTTCGTTACCAGATAATCCTTCAGAACCTTCTGATACCGCGATAGTGATGTGGTCAAGAACGAGGTACTTGCAGCCCATAAGGGCCATGTATTCGATCTTATCGATAAGAGATGAGTCCCCAACGGAGCCTTGGTGATCCAAGAGAACCAGTCGCTCGTCACCGAACACAGCTTCGTATCCGCGTCTAAGTTCCTCTTCACTAGTTGGTGGAGGATCCATGATGTTACGTTTAAGTTGCATTGAGATAAACTTTTCGGCTGTATCTCCAACACTTTCTTCCAGACTAATGAGTCCAACCTTATCACTTGTCTTAGCAAGAAGGTCAAGAACAATCTCTTTAATGACAGTAGACTTACCACTACCAGTGCCAGAGGTAAACAGAGTAATCTCACCATATCGTATTCCTTTTAGTTTTTCATTGAGTCCACTCATGCAATCAGGATATGGGACAGACTTTACGTTTTGTCTTGATTTGAATTGTTCCCATACTGCTTCACCTGTTACAATACCTGCAGGTGACCAGACTTGAGCAGTAAAGATAGCATCATTAAGAGACTTTGGTCCATGCTTTATTAGTACTTCACATGGGTCTTTCTCTTGAAGCTTAGCAACTTTTACTTTACCAGCACTAAACATTTTAGCTGCAGCATCTTGTGCTTTCTGACCTGCATCATCTTGATCAAAACACAGTACAATTTCTTTGAATGAGTTAATCCAGTCACGTTGTTCTAGAAGACCCTTTAGATTAGATGCTGATGGGATTGACACAACATTCCAAATTTTCTTACTGGTACTCAGCATACTTTGGGCTACCGCACAGGCATCTAGTTCGCCTTCAGTGATAACCAATCTGTGTTTACCAGCAACACAAGAAGACTGACCAAACAGTTCACAGTCTTTGAAGTCACCATGAGTCTTGAACTCTTTTGGTAGCTTGCGTTCTTTGTATGCGACAGTGATACCATGTTTTGTGTACGGATAAAAGTGTGCTTCAGGCATACCTGTATCTGTTACACTCATTTTAATACCGAAGTGATCTATTACTTCTTGAGAGATACCACGAGAAGTAACAGGGTAGCTACGATAAGAACTGATATCGGAGAACTTAGTAAGTTCAGTAAAGGTGGTAGGTTCATAACTATCCATATTTGTATTTACTTTCTTTGATTTTCCACAGCTGAAGCAGTGACCTACTCCATCAGTGTATGTTGTGAATGCATCGGAGCTACCACATTCAGGGAATGGGCAGGGTCCTTTAGTATATCTTCGTTCATTCATTTAGTTCCATCTTTCTTCTTTAGCTTGACGATTTAGTTTCCTCTTGTAACTCGCTTCTCGTTTCTTGTTGAGTCTCTGTTGCTTGATCACCTTCATACTCTCGTATTCTGATGTCAAGGAACTCTCCTCCTCGTTTAACGATTCGTTTTTCAAGTTCGATGTTGTAAACTTTATTGTCATTGAATTCCTCATACACTCCTTGATATGTATCTAGTATTGGTTTGATTACATTATCTAGGTCTGCTCCACGATTAGATAGACCTGCTATAATGTTAAAGGATACCTGACCAGACCCGAAGGGCCAGTCAGTTCCAATCAGTTGGTCACGGATATCATTCTGATACTGTAGATAATCCGCTGACTTGAACGTTGTCTTCCCCCTCCGATTCCACATCTTGTTTGCACTCAGTGGCTTCAGGGAGAAGTAGTGACTCATCTTGTACATACTTACTCATTTCCTCTAGTTCTTCCCATGTTGTCAACATAGTAAGTAGTTTACGACTAAGCCAAGGGTCACCTGCATTGTGTTCCTTCCAAGCCTTTTCAACAGCTGCCCATCGTTGACCTGCTGGAATTCCCTCAAGTATCTTAGCAGCTTTCTTTGGTCCAATACCATTGATCCCAGGGATGTTATCACTCGTGTCACCTGTTAGGCATTGTAACATTAAGTTCATTTCTGCTTTGTCATCATCAACAAACTCATGTGTTTTCTTAGAGTAATTGTAATGATGACCTGGTATTTGTTTAAGATCTTTATCGATACCACAAACAACAAAGTCTAGTTCCATTTCTCTAGCTTCATATGCCCAGATACAAACAAGGTCATCAGCTTCCATACCGTCAGCTTCAATACCACCCCATTTCTCTTTCATGTAATCATGGCCATAGTTAAGGGCTTCTTTTAGATCGTTCGGTATTGGGGGTCTGGTGCCCTTGTAGTCGGGGTAAAGACCTTTCCGGTAGTTCCCCCTACCCTTAAGGGCTACACGGTACTCCTGAGGCCCTGAGAAGGCGTAGGAGATACATTCCCTCATTGTTCTATCAATAATCTTACGGATCTCTATATTACTAGGGTTACTGTAAGCAGCCCTGAAGTATATAGAATCAGCATCAACTAATGCTATTGCCATTTTGTTTCCTTTATCTATAAATTATTTCTATACCCCAGTGTTTTACTTTGTTTTCTAATGGGTAGGGATTCCATTTATCTCTTTCGTATTCAACTGCTGCGAGTTTATGGAGGACGATGTGGCCTTGTGAAGTATACCAGCGAGATAGTATATTGAACCACTCTCTGGGCATAAGTTCTTTAGGCTTGGGGTGGTAAGATACAAGGTATCCTGGGTACTCAATTGAGTTTTCATAAGGTCTCTCTTTTATATTATTAATGTACGTCTGCATAACTGTTTCCGATAACATAATCACCACCTTCCATACAAGTAACACCAAACATCTCTGGTCCTTTCTTGAATGACTCTTGTAAGATTTCACCTACACGATCAGCATCATCTGGATGTGCAACGTAAGCAATCTCATCGTGATAGAACAAGCGTGGTTCTGCACGTAGTCCTTCTTCATCAATCTTATTCATAGAGTATGACAAAGCAGACTTACAAGTGATACCCTCTGCAGTTTGCAGTAAGTAGTTAAGAGCTTGATATTCTCCAGATACAAACACAGGTCTACCATCAAGACCAGGGAACCAACCCTCACCTGAAGCATACTGTGTGCTGCGCCAGACTTCACCTAGTTTATCACGTAGTTCTTGCAAACCTTTGATGCCTTTGGCAAAGTCTTCACGTGACTTCTTACCAGCGTTAGCATTAGGTTTACCTGTAAGGATAGAACCCAGCTTAGCATCACCAGCACCAAAGAGATAAGCATAGAGATAGTTCTTTGCTGTAGGTCTATCACAACCTAGGGCATCTGCATTACGTTGGTGTTGGTCACCATAGATAACCTCATTGGTGAAGTCTTCGTTACCTACGTAATGACATAGGCCACGTAATTGGTTACCGGAGCTATCTGCACCAACAACTTTCCAGTCATCATCAGGAATGAATAGTTCACGTAACTCTTTACCCCAGGGTGCATTAACACCTGGAAGATTCACAATGACCTCGTGACGACAACGGAATGTTTGAGTACCGATAGTCCACATGTTACCGTGGATACGTCCATCTTGTAATGACTCAAGCCACCCTTTAATTACAGAGCTACGGTTACGCAAAGTGTAGTACTCACTAATCATCTTACCGATATCACCTAGTTTACTCAAGGATGTGTCAGTAATCTTAGGACCTACTGTTATCCATTCACGACCAACCTTCTTACGATTGTACTCGTCAGGCTTCCAACCAATGGTCAACAACCATTCTTTAACAAGTTCCATAGAGCCAAGTGTTATTTGTTCTACAGTAAAACGTTGGAATGGTTCTCCT